GTATACTTGTAATAAAACCAAGAATAAATGCACGTGTGCTTATAGCGTTTAAAGTTTTATTTGCGTCAATTAAAACAGTAGTACCAGTTGTTGTAAAACTTGTTACATTCTGTATATATGGACTTACTGTAACTGGCTCAGAAATACCACCTGGTGGAAAACTAAAAGCTGCACCTAAATAATTTTGAACAGTTATGCCCCATATATAAGTTCCACCACGCATATAAAACATATCATTACTTGACGTACTAGGCTGCACAAAAACGCTACGAATAGTGTCTCCAGTTATTGCTACATTTGCTGGGACTTCAAATGGCATATCTTCGGTATAAACACCACTAGCTACTTTTATTGCGGTTCCTGACGTTGCCGCCTGGCAAGCTGCTTTTATAGTTAATTTGGGTGTAGCTAAACTTTTACCATCATTCGCATCATTACCATTTTTAGCAACATATAGTGTATTTGAAAACGTACTGTTGGCAACAGTCAAAACAGGACTATTGTTTGATAGTACCTGTGTTGCACTTAATGTGGCTATTTCTATTTCAGGATTTTTTACAGAACGTCCCATGTTTAAATCACTTTACACCGTTGTATATGTTAGAGTACAAGAAATCGTATTGTTTGCATTTGCATATCCACAAAGTCTATCTCCATTTTCTAAAAATAATCTTTCTCTATCCATAACATAAGTATCACCTGCCACTACTACTATGTTGCTATATAAGACATTTAAATTACCAGGCTGATTGCCACTAGGCACTGCCCACAAACTAAAAGTTACATTACTACTAGTTGTGTAATTTGAAAAGTAAAACGTCATCGCAGCGGTAGAACCACTACTTACGTAAATGTTAGAGGTTGTTGTGGTTAAATTTGCATTTTGTATTGACATATAATTTATCCAAAAATTATTCCGTATTTTCTTATTTTGTTGGTTGTAACTAATTCATCTGAGATTGAACCGGCATTTACATAAAGACCACTACCGCCGGCTCCAGCAGTATTGCCAGTAAGTACAACGTAACCTGCTTCACCCGTTGGCTGATTAGTTGTTTGATCAATTTTAACGTTGTAACTTGTAAGTATTGGTCCTATGTTACCAACTGAATTATTCGCTACCCATTGACCAGAATACACACCAGATTCATACCAATATAATCCTATATTACTTACGTTTCCACGATTGTTTTCAAACCCACTAATACCACTGCGTGGTGCATCAACATTAGTCAAGTCAGCATTTATCTGAAATATTTGTTTAGTAGTATCGAAGGCTTGAACATTCGCAGTATTACCCGTAACGACTAGATTACCAAAAATCTTTAGGGTATGGGTTAGTACATTGACGTTACCATCAGGATTGCCATCATTCTTAAATGTGTCAATGGTGTAATCACCCGTATTGATTCTCTTAGTTACACTCATACTGTTTCTCTATTTCTAGTATTTAGTCAAACCGAAATTTATTCTAAAATGAAAAAATGGGCATTATGCCCATTTTTCAAATATAAATGAGATTATTCATCTCATGCGTTTGCCACCTGCACAAACACATCACTAGGACTACTAAACCAATAACGATATCTGTTAGGATTATTTGCACCAGTGAATCCACCACCAGAGCTTGAGTGTGGTTCGCCATCACTTAAAAAGTCCCATACGTATTTGTTAGAAATCTTACTTGCTAAGAACGTTACTGTGCCGGCAGAAGCATTTGAAGCAAATGTCTGATCAGTTGATGTAACGATAGTTAAGTTGGTAGTTGTATTAATTTCACCAACTGTGAAAGAACCTGATACGTTTGAATTTGTAAAGTTTACTGTTTGACCTACTTTAAATAAACTACCAGCACCAGTGGTCCATGTTAAATATGCTGCTGTTCTATTTGTATAACCAGATATTGTGCCAGCTCCTATATTTGCAATTGTGCCATCAGTAAAAGTTGCTGCTGTGCAAAGAATACTCATGGTATTTGCGTCAGTTGGAGTAGTTAAATTCACTAATGTGCAAGTACTAACATTCTGTACTGTTCCGTTATCAACAGTAGCTGCTGAACCATTAATAGTGGCAGTAAATATGTCGTTTGTATTCGCATTGGAACCTGCACCAAACTGTGACCAATCTGTACCACTTACTGAGCTAATTCTGTATTCTTGTCCAGCAACAATACTTTCATCCTGTACAGTATTTTCATCTGATACCAAAAATTTATGTGCACCTTTTTGCGCAAGTATGCTACCGGACGTAGCAGTTTCGCCACGCACTTTAACAGTAGGTTGTATTGTTGGTATAGTTTGAGTTGTAAAACCACCTACACCACCTTCGTAATTACCACTACTTGATGCGGTGCCCGCACTATCTAATTTCTGATTATTTGCGTAGCTGTCCACTACTATTGTAGCGCCCGCTTCGTAACCAGCTCCGCCTGTTCTTGTATGTTGTATTTTTAACTTTGCCATTTTATTACTTTCCTTTAAATTGTTAGCGTTCTAGGCTACCCGGAGTGGCGCTCCGAGAGTTCAGTGAACACATGTATTTATCATTAGATGTAAAAAGGACACCCGAAGGTGTCCTAGTCTTCCCATCCCGATTGAGAATTTATATTGTATTTATATCATTTTACAATTATCTCCATGCCAACGTGCATATCCATTAACTGCCACAAGTTTCTGACAATGTGGGCATAATTTCTTCTCTCGTTTTAATCCACGTATCGCATCGGCTTTCTTTTGTTTAGTTTCATCACTTTGTTTTCTGCCAATAGCACGTTCTCGCTGTTTTTGCTTAGTTTCATCTGAATGAGTTTTGCCATACATTCCATTATTTTCACCAGCCGATGCTTTAGAAAGATTGAGTCTCCATGTATCGTCAAAAGATTCTCGTTTTTTGCCAATTTTAGATTCTGATATTTTCTTTCGTGTTTCTGGACGTTTAGCAGCATTTTTATCACCAGATATTGCTTCTTTGTGTTTAAGATATCCTTCCTTGCTACGATAAAACTTATCGCCGTACATGGGATTTTTTTCTCCACTGTATCGTTGACTCTGAAGTTTTGAATATTCTTCTTTTAAATTGGAGTAAACTCTTGCTGTTATCTTCGTTGTATATCGTTTTTGTCTTGGATTTTCTGCTCGCATCATTCTGAATGCATTAACCATTTTCCAATGTTCTTCACCTTCAGTATATATTTTTGTCAATAGCCAGTGACATATAAAATGTTCTCTAGCCGTTAATCTCGTTAAATTCACGACATCATCTGATCCTCCTAAACTTTTAGGTAAAATATGATGCGTTTCGGTGTATTCGTGTGTGACCCTGTTTTGAGCGGATTCTGTGATATTTTTATACCATTTTTCGTATTTGTTCATACTAGTATTTATGTTTGTTAATTCAACATAATACACTATTATTAAAAGGATGACAATAAAAAACCCGCCGAAGCGGGTTTTTGTTAAGTAATAATCTAAAGATTACTGGAATGATAGATTTGCTACGGAGATTTCGCTCAAGTAGTCACCTGCATTTCCTAGAGAAGATGCAGTATTGGTGAGCTCCACGTAGCCATACCTTGTCATAAATCCAACTACTGGTTCAAAGGTACTTGGATCAAGTACTACTCCAGAACTCATTAGAGGAATGTATGGGCAATAGAATGCAGCAGCATCGGCCTCACTGGATCCCTTGTAACCAACTAATACAGCTTGTGTATCAGAAGCATAGCTGTCTACATAGATACGCATAGCACCGTTTAGTGTACCAACAAACTTAGTATTTGTTGGAGCTTCGAATGTACCTTCTGTGGTACGTGCGAATGCACTGGTTGTAGCACTCTGTAGAACAGTTAGTGCAGCAGGTGATACTACTGCCCAGTTACCTGCACCACGACGAGTACGCTGAGCAATCAAGTTAGCAGCACGGTTAACTAGAACAGCTAGTGCAGCGTGTTCATCGCCAACGAATGTTGCGGTACCTGATACAGCAGCCTGATCATAGGCAAAATCTGTAGCTGATAGTGAACGTAGGGAACCAAGAACTTCTTGGTCGATTTCGACTGTGATTTCTTGTGCAAGTGCTGCCATGATTTCAGCTTCGATGTCAAGACCGTGCATGCTTTGGGCGTCTTGAGCAGCCTCAAATGTCCAACGTGCGCTTAGCTTACGTGTCTTAGCTTCAACAACTTGTTTCAAGATTTGAACGTTGATTTTACGTCCTGGTACACCTTCTAATGAAGATGTGCTAGCTGCACGACCGGTAGTTAAACTACCAGAATATGCAGTTGCGATCTTGAATGGGCTTAGTGCTTCGTCACCAGCGGTTGTGCTTGTGTCGAATGGACTTGGAGCGGTTGCGGTTGCTGTTTCAGCATAACGCACACGTAGTGTGTGAATTTGTGCAACTGGACCAGTCATTGGCTGAACACCAACGATTTCGTTAGCAATAACGGTTGGCATAACACGACGGATAACAGGTAGAATTACACGGTTTAGTGTTGCTACGTTACCAGCTGCGGTTGCACCAGCGGTTGCATTTTCAAGAAGATTTTTGCGAGTATTTTCTAATACAACGCCCATTGTGGTTCTACGAGAACCTTGTAGACCTTCTAACAGGGCTTCTTTAGTTTCGCCCCAACGGCCTTCTAGTAATACTTGTGTCATTTTTCCTTTTTCCTTTTTAGGGTTTACTTAAGCCCTGCTAAACGTTTAATTTCGATGACATTATTATCACCGGTTTCAACGCTGACCTTAGCAGTTTTATCACCAGTTACTTCTGTACGACTTTCAACTAACATCGTAGATTTCTCTACAGACTTAGTTGTACTAGAATGGTTGTTCAGAACAGCTGGAAGATACTTATCAAATGCAGACCTTAATTTTTCGGTTTGAACATTCTCTAATAGCTGCATCATAACGCCTTGCTTTTCTTTGTTTAATGGTTTAAGCAATTCGTTAAGAGTTTCTTTGCGCTCTTGTGATTCCTTTAGAATACGAATTTCGCGTTCTTTGGATTCAATTAGTGTTGCTTTCTGATGCTCGGCTTTTTTAGCCTCTGCAATAATAGCTTCACGTTGTTTAACTGCTTTTTGCAACTTAGCGATTTCTTTGTTCTCATTTAAGTGAGTAACGGCGAATTCAGTAGCAAAAGCTTCGAAAAGTTTACGTCCAAAATTGTTTTCTCTAGCAATTTGGATGTCTTCTTTCAATTGTGACATCTCAGCGGATAGATTTTTGGTTACAGATTCATTAACAAGACGAGCGGAACGTTGTACAAACTCTTTTTGTATGTTGGCAAGTTTTGACTTTGCCTCTCTGACGAGTTTAACTTTAGTTTCGACCAAATCTTTTTTGTCTTGATGAAACTCTTGAATTTCTTCAGATAAAGAACTTATAACAAAATTTTCTAATTTGTTAATGTTCTGTTTCTGAGCGGCACGATCAGCACGTAGTTCTTTGATTTCTTCGGCTAGTTTTTTAACTAGGAATCTATCAAATTTTTTAGCGTTTTCAGACATCATTCTTGTAAAACGAACTCTATCTGCTGACAGTTGTGTTTTTTCTTCCACAAATTCACGAATTTCTTCTTGGAGACCTTCTGTTACCATTTTGTCTATTGCTTCGACCATTACACTTCTATCGTGGTCATATTTACGAGCAAATTCTTCGCGTATTTCCGCACGAAGTTGTTGTCTCGCTTCATTCAACTTAGACTCCCAAGCTTCGCTTATTGCTGTCTTGGTTTCTTCGTTAATGATACCACTGTCTATTAATGGCTTGATAGCGTCAAACATGTATCATTCTCCTGTTAAATTTTTAAGTCCGTAATGAGGCGTTTTACTTCCTCTGCCAAATATTTTTGGACTCTTACATTGGCATTTGCATCCTTAACCATTTCTAATACTCTATGACCATGTCGCATGTTCATTAAGCCTTCATAAACTGGTTTAGGATATGCATTTGGGGCACTTGGTTGAGCTACTATATCAACCGTTACAATATCAAAATCACTTACATGACCCGTGCTTTCATTAACATTACCACTGCCTCTGCTGGATACGCCTAATTTAACACCTGATTCAAGCATAGTTGTTACTAATTGTCCCATAGGAGTATTAAGTATTTTTAACTTGCCATAACCATTTGGTCCATCCATCCACATGTCAGTAATCATGTGACATACACGATCAAGATTGATTTTTAGATCGTCAGGATGATCTAACTCACCAAGAACACTGTAACCGCCTTTAACTTGTTTTATTACACTTTCAACGGCTTTAGAAATTTCATCTACGGGATAAACACGTTGATTGGCATTTTTGACACCACCCTGTACAAAAATGCCTTTCATGTATAAATTTTTACCCTTGCCGTCTGGAGCTGATTCAGTCATCAACTCCATTCTTGCACCGTCAAAGCTTAAATGTTCTTGTAGCAATAACATTGTTTATCTCTTTAGTGTCCTAACAAACTCTTTTTGTCTACACTCATAGAACCTGCAGTGGTCTGACCTTCTTTGTCATGAGCTTTTGAGTATTCTTTGCCAGCACTAGTTTTGTAACCGGTTTTACCAGCATTGGCACCAGGACTATTTTGTACTTTACCAATTAGATCACCACCTTTTTTCAATAAACCACCTGGCTTATTACTTGGTGTTCCTTTTGGATCAGATTCTGAACCACCACGTGCGATATTTTGTGTAGTACCACCCATGTCATTCTTGCCAGCAACTATACTTTTTGTATTGAGTGACGCAGAACCACCAGCACCTACTTCACCTGTTTCTGAATTTTTACCAGGAAATGGCTCACCAATTTTTTCTACATATTCACGAATCCATTCAGCTTCGGTCATTTTCTTTTTAGCCTTGGCTTTCTTATCTTTGAGCATTTCTTCTTTTTTCATTTTTCTGGCTTCAGCTACACTACCCCTTGAGTCAGGTTGATCATAGTCTGGTACAACTTCTAAATTTTCTGCCATGTCATCTTCCATGTCCATGCCTGCGTCCATGTCCATGTCTGTATCCATGCTTGCGTCCATGTCGCCACCCATTTCATCGCCTTGACCCATTAATTCTTCAAATTCACGCTTTAGATCATCTAATGAATCTTCTAGATCCATGATACGATTTTCTAGATCCTCGTCACCCATGTCTTCTGAATCTTCTTCGTCGCCCATTTCCATGTCCATGTCTTCTGAATCTTCTTCGTCGTCCATTTCCATGTCCATGTCTTCTTCGTCTTCGGCATCCCCCATGTCCATGTCATCGTCGTCCATGCCTACACTGTCGTCATCATCCTCTGCTTCAAGCATGCCATCTTCGTCAGCAGTGATTTCGTCAACTAAATCTTCTACTTCGTCGCCGCCGATTTCAGCTAAATCTTCTTCATCAATTAATGACTCATAAATTTGGCGTGAACGTTCAACAACTAGTTGATGAAATAGTTCACGGGCTTTTTCATCTTGTTCATTAACAATATATTCAATTAACTTTTCGTATTTTGACATTTTTTATTCCTTTATAAAAATATCCAATTGAGTATAATTATTTAAGTTAATAATAAAAAAAGTGCTCATTATGAGCACTTTTTGACAATTTTATGTGTATATATTAATTATATGCCTGGCAAACCGCCACCAGCTGCGGCGGGTGGTTTATATTGAGTTGATAATTTTTCTAACTTCAACTCATGTTCAAGTTTTCTAGTATCGTTCATTTTTCTTAACTTACTAATACGATCTAATGTTAATCGTAATTTTCTAGTATCTGACAACTTTATAGAAGTATTGTCTTCTTTCTCTGAACGATAACCACTTGGTGTGGGCTCTAATAATTCCATTAAATTCATAAATTTATTTATCACAAAGCTGGAGCGCCAGGTGCTCCACCAGCAACAGGCGGTGTAGCAGGCACTGCTCCTCCTGCTTCACCAGGTGGCAATTCACCGCCCTCACCGCCTGGAGGTAATGCTGCTGTCTCTGCTGCATCAATACCCATATCTAAACCACCTGGGCTAATACCAACGCTACGTAATCCAACAGCATCAGGCTTAGATTTATCTGCATCGCCTTGTTCCTGTTCCCAAAGTTTTTCGTTTTCAGACATTTCTTCTTCGGTCAAACCAAGGAATCTAGACAATAAAAATCTCTTACTTAAATATGGGAATGGTTCTAGCGATGTGAAACTTGTGATACGTGCTCCATCAACTTCAGCTTGACGATAACTAGCAAAGTTTTGAGGCTCATTGAATTGTAGTTCAAACAAAGAACCATCAATGTTTATACCACGCCAACGCATGAACATTTTAAATTCTTGATCCAGTTTTTCAGCAACTGATCGTTGTAATCTAATACAATATTGATTGAAACGCCATTCTTGTATCAATGCTGTTCCAACACGACCGTCACTGAATGTGTTAGGATTACTTGTACCATCATCTAATCCAGTGGGCAGATAGCTAGCAGGAATTCGCAATCCTCGGAACAATTTATTAGTAAAGAAGTGCAAGTCTGTAATTTCGCCTAGATTTGAACCACCAGCAAGAGTGTCCACTTTACTGCCACGACCATCAGCGGTTTGTGGGAAGAAATAATCTTCATTGGTACTTAATGGATTGTATGTGGCGTCCATCATGTTTTGACCACCACCAGTTTGAGTAGGTATTCTACGTTGATGTACTTCGTTTTTAACACGTTCAACGAAAGCCATAGCCATGTGACTAGGCATGTTACCTACATCAATGTAGAAAATTCTACGCTCAGGTGCACGCTGAACACGATAGATAATAATAGCATCTTCAAGTAGTTCTTTTTGTTTGAATACTTTGAATACATTTTCCAATACGCTGTTACCAAATGGCCAACTAAAATCAAGACCTTCAGTTAAACTCAAATGTACAATATGTTCAGCATTTATTGCCTGTTCATTTTGTGCTTTACTAAATCTTGTACCACCGCTGTAAGGTGTTTTAGGTTGTATATATGCACCGTTTGGTCCACCAACTTGTGGATGATTCACACTTACATCACTACTGTTTAGTTGTGTAGCCGTTAAATTTTCAAAATTAGGTGCTAGCTCTTTTACTATGTACTGTTCTGGTTTTTTACCTTCAGCTTCATTAACAATAACTTTAACGACTTTACTCATTTCAACCCAGAATAACTTAAAATTCCT